AGTTTGTTTATTATGATACTCTTTAGTGTTGGAAATTTTAGGTTGTTTCATATCACTATCAATCCTATTCCTCTCAACATCAATTAACTTAGGTGATATTCTTGACATACTTATATTGTTCATTTTTTATATTACAGAAAAGCTGAGTAGGAAATCTACCAAAATTTCCTTTATGTATTATTGGTTTATTCTTATATAAACCTTTACCACCACCATATGTTCCAAGTCCATCTTTACATTTATCACTATCTAAATATGGTTCATCTGTATATATTTTATAAGTTCCACCTTCATCACCAACCCTATTCCCTTCAACACTAATTAACTTAGGTGATATTTTTGACATATTTAAATTTATCATTTTTTATGTTAGTAAATAATTGTGTTGGAAATCTGCCACGATTTTTTTTATAATATGGTTTTATAGTTGAACTAAAATGTATTTTTTCTACCTTTCTTATAGTTTCAATAAACTCATCACCAACCCTATTACCATCAACATCAATTAACTTAGGTGATATTCTTGACATACTTATATCTATCATTTTTTATATTAGTAAATAATTGTGTTGGAAATCTACCAGTTATATTCTGTTTATATGATATAACTTCACTATATTCAACATCTAACCCAGTTACAGACCTCATCAACTTACTACCATCACCCTTGATGTTTGGAAGTATATTATTTGGTATTATATCATCAGTACCAACCCTATTATTCTCAACATCTATTAACTTAGGAGATATTCTTGACATATTTAAATTTATCATTTTTTAATATACAAATGTTTTTTGTCTTGCTTTTTTAATTTCATAATACATACGCATCATGAGACAATCGCTGTAATCAGGACTTCTACCTATTCTCTGTTTAATTAAATCTTTTGATTCAACCTGCGTCTTCCCATCGTTATCTGGGTTCTTTACTCTATGCGCTTGTAACTCCTGAATAATATCATCTTTATTCTTATCAACAACTTTAATATCTCTAACTAATTCTGCTAATTTAAAATAGCATTGACTTCTTAAGTTCATATAGTTCGCCTTATTCAAAGCACTTGAACCACCTTTAAATGGAACACAACCTTTTAAATGATCAGCAACTCCTATTCCTAAACCATCAGCATCAATAACAACATTCTTAATCTTTATGTTAAATGTCTTCATTTTTTCTTTAATGATTTTAATAATTTGTGTCGTATCATTCTTCTCATATGTGTATATATTAAAACATTCCAGTCCATTCCAAATGCCTATCACCGTGTTGTCTTTTCCTATATTAGCTACATCGCAAGTTAAAAACTTCTCACCACCAACTACCTCATTATAGAACATCTGTAAGACATCATCATATTGGAAGATTGCTAAATCATCATCTGAATAGTCCCAGTTTCCATATCTAAGTCTTTGAACCGTAACTGTATCTAATTGTTCAAGATTTTTAATATAATCTTTAGATACAAACTTATTATCATCAGGTAAACCAAGAACTACTTTTCTATAATCTGGTAAAGTTCCTTCTACTGATGGTTTATAGTATTTTGAATAGAGCCAGCCCCTATTGGGGTTGCTCACAAGTAATAGTTTTGGTTTTAAGTTATACTCTATCAACATATGACTTAATCTTGTCTGAAGCTTATTTATAGCGTTCTCACTAATCTCACTAACTTCATCAACTCCTGCGAATGTTAAACTCATACTCATAATTCTATCAAAGTCGGGGTCCGAAGGATTATTGTAAAGTTCCATAAAGAATAATTTAGAACCATTATTGAATGTTATAATCATATCACCTCTATTAAATATAAAATCTCTATCTTCTTTTAAATCTTGATGCCTGAAAAATTCAAATAAAGTTTGAAGTGTTGTTTTTTTTAATGAAGTTAATCTACTTCTACATATAGCTCCGTGTATATTTGGATATGCTAAACAATATATAGTTGCCCACGCCACAAGTAAATAACTCTTTGATACTCTGGCTGCCCCACCGAAAAGTATCTGTGTTGTTACATCATCAAATAACATATTCCAAACTTTATATTGTATAGGTAAAGGTTCAAATGTTAATTCTTTTGACATACTTAAATCTATCATTTTTTATATTAGTAAATAATTGTGTTGGAAATCTACCGACTTTTCTACTTGCTATATTCTTAACACATCTAAAATTAATCACACTATCAATAGCATCATTATCTTTTCTATTTTCAATATAATCACCAATCCTATTCCCCTCAACATCAATTAATTTAGGTGATATTCTTGACATACTTATATTGTTCATTTTTTATGTTGGTAAAAAGCTGAGTTGGAAATCTACCATTTTTATTAGGTATATAAATCCTACCATCTTTTATTGTTTCCCTTTCTAAACCACTCGCACCTAAGTTCATCTTTGAACCATCACCCTTAAAATTAACTAATTCGCAACTATCTATTTTATCATCAGTCTCAACCCTATTATTCTCAACATCAATTAACTTAGGTGATATTCTTGACATATTTAAATCTATCATTTTTTATGTTAGTAAAAAGTTGTGTTGGAAATCTACCTAATGGACTATCAGTAGCAACCCAAACTTTATCTACCCCATTTTGAAAATTACCAGCCTTATATACTTTCCCCCTAAAATGATCATTATTTTTACTTGGTATTCTACCAGCATCTATATTAATTAACTTAGGTGATATATTTGACATACTTATATCTATCATTTTTTATGTTAGTAAAAAGTTGTGTTGGAAATCTACCATTTTTATATGTTTCACCCAATTTACTAATTGGTTTATGATTACCAAATTGCCCCCCGTGTATATTAGAAAAATCATTTATATTATTGATTACTTTTTCACTACCAACCCTATTATTCTCAACATCTATTAACTTAGGTGATATATTTGACATACTTATATCTATCATTTTTTATGTTGGTGAAGAGTTGAGTTGGAAATCTGCCAGTTATATTTGGTACAAACTCTATATCTAATGTTTCCCTTTTTAACCCTGATGTACTCGTCATCATCTTACTACCATCACCCTTCATATTAGGTATAAGTGATGGTTTTAATTTGTTATATTCATCATCAGTACCAACCCTATTCCCTTCAATATCTATTAGTTTAGGACTTATTTTCGTCATAAAAATGTTTTATTCTTTTTTTACTTATCTCAACATATTCAGGGTTCATTTCACAAGCTGTTATATTCTTATGATTATAACCTGCATCAAGAAATCCTATCACTTCACTGCCTGAACCTGAAAATGGAATATAAACTTTTTGATCAACTATATCTGGTAGTTTGAATAACTTTGCTATTTCACTTATAAGTTTAATGGGCTTAAGTGTGGGGTGAGTATTCTTCATAGGTGGATATATCCACTCTGGATTTTCACACTTACATAATTCCTTCTTTAATTGTGGAGTTGAACATACAGAACATATTCTATTAATACCATTACCCTTAGCACCATCAGTAGTAGGAACAACATTATCTAATCCCATATTCCTTTCTTTCTTTCCAACCTTAGGAGCATAGTTCAATAAATCTACTCCTTCACTCCACTCAATTATATCATCAAGAACACTCTTATTCTTGGTAGGCTTACTGAATATACAAATCGTCTCCACCATCTGTTTCAACGGGGCTTTTGAGTATTTGTAACCATCAAAAACTTTGGCGAGGTCTGATGCTGGCGCTGTGACATCACCAAGTCCTTCACCCCTTGTTGGCTTTGTGTGTTTATAATAGTTTCTATTTATTTCATCTTCTCTAAAACCAGCATTATTTTCACAAGAATAAGCGCCACCAGTTTTCTTACCTACCACTTCCCTCTCCTTCTTCAATCTCTTATCAATCATCTTACCAGCATCAGTTGCCTTTGGAAAATTCGATACAAAATACCAATATAAACTTTGGTTAATTTCAAATCCGTTTTTAACCGCATAATAATGTAGAGGTCCTAACTGACGATCCATACCGAACATCAATAAGTATCCACCATATTTCATAACTCTAAAACTTTCCTTAAAGAAAGTATCTAATGC